ACCAACCCAACTGCAAATCTTCACGTGATTGGGAACGTTTATGCAACTGGGGCTAATTTGGGATATCTCAATGTATCTAGTAATTTGAGCGTATCCGGAGCATTTACGTCTAATGCACTCAATACCACATTTTATTATGACACACTCACTATACCATATATTGAAACAAATATTTCAAATGCTTCTATTTCTAATACTTTGACTCTATCAGTTTCAAGTATACTGATACAGGGAGGAACACCTCAGCCGTCGTATGTACTTTCATTGAATCCTTCAGCGACAGGCGTGACATGGGCGGCTCCCGGGTCTGGTCCAACCGGGCCAACTGGGCCAATAGGTACTCCCGTAGGAGCTTACATTACGCCTAGTAACGCAAATAAAACGTCTGTTCAGGCATGGTTAGCCTCGTCGTGCGTTTCTAGCAGGAATTCATTCTGGTCTATATCACTCAAGCCCAGCGTATCGAACGTACCCATGAAGACATATGGAAGTTTTTTTGGTTCGGTAAATATGCCGAACGGGCGCGTAATCATGGCTCCTTACAATTACGGTAACGTCGGATCATACAATCTTAGCACTGACGGGTATGCCGACATGACTACAATTCCCGTAGCACAAGCGGCATTTCAAGGCGGGGTCCTTTCTACCAGTGGAAAAGTTGTTTTTGTTCCGTACAATTCTGGAAACATATGCGTTTACGTCAACGAAAACGGCGGCTCAATGTCCAATACTTTCCGGCACAACGTGCCATTGCCCGCATTTTCGGGAGGGGTTCTAGAACCGACCGGTAACGTTGCACTTATTCCTTACTCGGTAACCTCTAACATAGGGACTTACAATGTGGATTCGAATACGTATTCCAATGTAGTTTGCAATCATGACGGAACTTTTACCGGTGGGGTATTGGGACCAGACGGAGTCATAACTCTGATATGTAACACAAATTCAAACATAGTCCGATACAATCCAGGAGCTGGCAGTGTTACAAACGTTTACAGGGTTGGACCGGCCGGCTCATCTTATTTTAATGGAGGAGTTCTAGATCCTCTCGGAAATGTAATCATGATCCCAGCTTCTTCAAATATAGGAGTCTATAACCCCTCGACAACAATTCTATGGAACGTGACGGCGGGTTCGAGTTTTTGTGGGGGATGCCTCCTTCCCACCGGAAACATAGTTATGGCTCCTTACAAGTCGGCCAATGTCGGAATGTTTGACCCTATCCTATTGACATTCTCAAATTTGAACATTTTACAGACGACCCAGAATACATTCTCGGGCGCTTCGTTAACGCAGGACGGACGAGTCATTCTAACGTCCCAGACTGGAAACTCGTGTATAGTTTCTACTATTACACCGCCTTCGAGAGAGATGGTCTTAGGTCCATATTTTAATAAATTTTAATATCAGATGCAGGCTGTATTTTCAAGATCGGGAGGAGCTCCTGTAGGCATGCCGATTCCGGGAGGTTTTTTGCACATTACGGGGAGCACCATCATTCCACCCGTAACTAGTTACGTAGGAGTGAATGGTCCGGGAGTCACTGTGACCCTGCCGATTGGCGCTCTTTGCTCACAAGGTTATTATGTAATAATAGCCGACGAATCAGGTCTGGCGAGTACAAACCCGGCGTACGCAATTTCTGTAGCTACACAAGGAAGTGACACGCTCGCCGGCAATTCTTATACTCAGGGAATATCATTAATTTCGATAAATTATGGATCCGTCTACATCGTGTGGTCCGGCCTGGGCTGGATTATAGGAAGTGCAAACTTTTCAGAGTATGTTCTCAACCGTGAACCCTATATGACTCCATCGACCACGAATGTATATTTTATACAGAATTGGATATCCTCGGTATGCTCCCCAGCGTCACAGTCTTTCTGGTCGAAACAGACGGCCACTTATTCAAATGTTCAGACCCTTAACAGAAACTTTTTCGGGAGTGTACTTTTGCCGAGTGGGCGAGTGATCCTCACTCCGGGTGGAGCGAATTGCCTCGTAGGTAAGTACGACAACTCTTTGTATTCTGAAATAAATCTAGGTCCGTCACAAGTTTCAAGTAATATTTTTCAGGGGGGAGTGCTGAGTCCTTCCGGAAAAGTAGTGTTCGTGCCGTACTATTCCACGAACATTCAGGTGTACGTGGATGAATCTCAAAGTATAGTGAGTTCTTTTACACACGGAGTTCCAACCCCTGCATTTTCAGGGGGGGTTCTAGATCCGAACGGCAACGTCGTGATGATTCCGGCGGCCACGACGTCGAATATAGGAACTTACAATGCTGAAAGCAATCTTTACTCTAATGTAGTATTTGGAAATTTTGATGGAACTTTTTCAGGTGGAGTCCTCTTGCCGAATGGAAACGTCGTTATGGTCTCGAACACAAATTCAAATATTTGTCAATTTTCTCCAGTGAACAAAACTGTTTCAAATTCTTTTTATATTGGAGGAAATTCTACAAAGTTTTCGGGTGGTATTCTTGTACCGAGTGGCAACGTGATCCTCGTACCGATGTCGACCAATTCAAACGTGGGGGTGTTTCAACCTTCAAATAACACATTTTCAAATATAGTAACAAATACAGGGACGAATTCTTTCAGCGGAGGTTGTCTTCTTCCTACAGGTAAAGTCGTTCTGGCGCCGTACCTCTCTGCAAATATAGGCATAGTTGACCCGGTCTCACTCTCTTATTCGAACGCTGTTCTTTGTGGCGGGTCTTTTGCCGGAGCCACTCTTCTCCCGGACGGGCGAGTCTTTTTCACGCCTCGTTCGTCAAACATAGGTATACTGTCAACGGTTTCAAAACCTCCTGCAGAATTCTGCCTCAGTCCATATTTTAATAAATTTTAGTGCGTTGTACATTTTAAAAAATAAAAAAAAATATTTTAAATGTTTTTGATGTGGATAGGTCATGAGTTGTCAGTCAACGACGGAGACTCGGTCTGTCATGTGTTTGAGAAGGGTGACGAATCTCGCACTGCTTATAAATACATGACAGGCTGGATTGAGAAGAATTGGACAGGGGACTTTACGGGAATGTGGGAAAGGGCCCAGTCTGTATGGGCGAATGTCAGCGTTGAAAATAAAGCCTACCTATGGTCGATAGATCAGCAACAAGAACAAAATTTCAATGATATCAGGCAGGGTCTTCTTGCGACCCTGAAAGAATATCAGGGGTCGTCTCACGTGAAGGGTATATTTGAGGAGGCCCTAAAGTCTGTCGAATTTTAGTATACAAGGGACCACATAAGGTGACACAGGACAATGTACACGAGGGCATGAACCATAACTCCAAACTGGGTGGGGCGGCCTGAACCATCCGCGATACGGGGACCCAATAAACGGCTCGTGATCACAAACATGCGCGGGTTTGCCACTATGAAAAAAACTAGAAAAGGAATAATCTTTTTACTAATTTCAAGCATTTATTATAGACGAAGATAATAATGCAGACAACTGTCTACTACAACGGAGATTCCAACGTCCTGGGAAACCTCACGATGTTACAGAATTTGACGAGCGCCTCGACCGGCCTGTTCCTAAACGTGGTCGCCGGAAACATGACAACCCTGACAGTCACTACTCTCGGTCCCGCGAATGCTTTCGTCGCGAATGTAGCGAGCCTGACAGTTCTTCCGTCCGGCATGAATAACGTATATGCGACCGACTCACTGACGACCGTTAACGTGTTTGTCAAACTCGCAAATCTTTATTCTGTAAACTTGGCGACTTGTGTCGGATCAGTAAATCTATCCGGGAACGTGGTCCTGTCTGACACTTTGAGTACAGGAAATCTCGTGAGCACTCAGTTTAATGTGACCAGTCTTAACTGCGTGAGTGTTTCGGCGTCAAACCTCGTTCTCGGAAATTCAGTCACGGCCGGAAATCTGTACAGTTCGCAGATTAACACCGGACAGCTAAACTGTACTACCTTTTTCACTCCCAATTTTTCGGTCGGGTCGGTAATCCCAGGCGCGACTCTGGGGGTCTCGGGAAATGTCAGCCTGACTGAAACCTTAAATACAGGAAATCTGTACAGTTCTCAGATTAACACCGGTCAGCTAAACTGTACTACCTTTTTCACTCCCAATTTTTCGGTCGGGTCGGTAATCCCAGGGGCGACTCTGGGGGTCTCGGGAAATGTCACCCTGACTGGATCCTTAAATACAGAAAATCTGTACAGTTCACAGATTAACACCGGTCAGCTAAACTGCACGTCTTTTTTCACGCCCAATTTTTCGGTCGGGTCGGTAATCCCGGGAGCGACTCTGGGGGTCTCTGGGAACGTTGTACTTAGCAACAGTCTCACGGTCGGTAATATATTCACGAATACATTCAACGTTAGTACTGTACTAAATGTTCAGAACTATACAATTGTTTCTGACAGTGTATACGTGCCCGGGGATATAAAAATCACGGGCGGGACTACAATAGCTAACAATCTAGTGTACTCTGTCGAGGACCTTTCGCGTCGATCGCCCCACCTGTCACCCGGTATTATAAACGCTCCACAGATTCAGGACTGGATATCCGGATCGTGTGGATCTCAAAATTGGTGGGTGCCTTCAGCAGTCGTGAGTAATGCATTCCCGGTCGGAGGAAATCAGTACGCGGGATCGGTCCTTCTGCCAGACGGAACGGTGCTTTTATCTCCCTGGAATGCGGGATCTACTATAGGACAATACAATCCTGGAACTGGTCAATTTTCATCCATATTGCCGAGTGGAGGACCTGTTACAGGTTCTTACTTTGGAGGAGTTTTGACACCTTCCGGAAACGTAGTGTTCATCCCTCAAGGTGCGAGCTCTATAGGAGTTTATAACCCAATCTCTAAAACTTTTTGGAACGCCCTATCCGTGTCGGGGTCGTTCGCCGGAGGAATTCTTGACCCTCTAGGAAACGTGACTATGTTCCCTGTTTCACAAGGTCCTATAGTCTCATACAATCCTATTCTCAACACTTTTAAAAGTGTCGGGAATTTTAGTGGTCTTCGAGGGGGTGTAATTTTGCCAAACGGAAACATATTGTGTATCCCTTGTACAAGTTCTTCGCTGATTCAATATAACCCCATAGACCTGACTACGTCTACGGTAGCGACCGGAACCGGTTTTTCAGGCGGAGTTTTGACTCCATCCGGGGCCGTTGTGTGCGTTCCGTGGGGTTCTAGCATAGGGATTTACAATTCTGGCACTCTGACTACTCAGGGAATTGGCACGCCGACGGGAGCATTCGAGGGAGGGTGTCTCTTGCCCAATGGAAACATTCTTTTCGTGTCAAACAGTTCAGGAAATGTGGGGATGTTTGATCCGGTCGCGATGGTGTACTCAAATTATGCACCTGGATCCAGATTCATAGGAGGAAGTCTCGTTAGGGACGGCAGGGTCATTATGTGCCCGTTTACTTCGGGAAATATAGGATTTATAGAAACTGGGTTGACAATTTCCCAAGATTTTTGTCTTTCTCCGTACTTTAATAAATTCTAGTAATAGATGGTGGTGATCACTAATTTTGGCGACGTGCAGACGACAGGAAACACGACAGTAAACGCCACCCTCAATGTTCTGGGAGCATATTCTTACTTTTCAGGAACTATATTAGGAGCTGGATCAGCTTCGTTCGGTAATGTCGGGACCACGACTCTCAATGCGGCGACTATTAATGTCTCTAGCCTTTTTGGCACTTCTGGATGTATAGGTATAGGAACTACGAATTCGTCCGGGACGTCTCTGTACGTACAAGGAAATGTATACGCTTCTAACGCCCTAACAACCACTAACATATTTTCTGTTCTCATGAATGTTACTACCCTGAATGCGGCAAGTCTGACAGTGTCTAGTATCATACAAGGCTCTTTAAATGTAGGGAACACTATTACTGCTACGAATGTCTTTGCGGCCGGAACCGTGAATGCATCCGTGTTGAATGTTTCGAGTCTTTTTGGCCAGACTGCCTACGTGAGCAATTCGGTGACGACGACGAACGTCTTTGCGTCCGGGACCGTAAATACGTCCACTATAAACGTCGGTTCTTTTTTTACGAGCAATCTAGTCATAAATTCGCAAGCCCCTCAAGGTGCGACTCTCTACGTCTCTGGAAACGCCTACGTGAGCAATTCGGTCACGACGACGAACGTCTTTGCGTCCGGGACCGTAAATACGTCCACTATAAACGTCGGTTCTTTTTTTACGAGCAATCTAGCCATAAATTCACAAGCCCCTCAAGGTGCGACCCTCTACGTCTCTGGGAACGCCTACGTGAGCAATTCGGTCACGACGACGAACGTCTTTGCGTCCGGTACCGTAAATACGTCCACTATAAACGTCGGTTCTTTTTTTACGAGCAATCTGGTCATAAATTCTCAGGCCCCTCAAGGTGCGACCCTCTACGTCTCTGGGAACGCCTACGTGAGTAATTCGGTCACGACGACGAATGTTTACGCGACTGTGGCGAACGTCGTAACTCTCAATTCCGCATCCGTGCTGGTCAGTTCTTTAACGGTTACAGGAAATTTGACCATGGGTAACAGCCTGACGACCCAGACAATCTATTACGGGCAGGATCTCTTCAAGCGAGGTCCGTTTCTTCAACCGTCTCCTACTAACGGCCCGACTATACAGTCCTGGATCTCCGCCACATGTAACGCATCCAGTCAGCCCGTGAGATCTTGGTGGGCCACCTCTCCTGCACCGGTATTTGGTAATGTCGGGGCGACTTCTGGTGTGTGGTACGGCAGCTTGCTCTTGCCCGACGGTCGAGTCCTCTTCGTTCCTCAGACCGGAGGAAATCTGGGATTTTTTTCACCCTCTACGGGTCTCTTTTCTACACAGACATTCGGACCGTCCGGATTTTCGGGAGGTGTACTGACTCCCAGTGGAAACGTCGTTCTCATAGGATCTAATGTCGTCGTTCTTAACCCCCTTACTCTGACCTATTCAAATATACCCACCGGCGCGTCGGGGTTCATGGGGGGAGTCCTGACCCCGACAGGAAACGTCGCCTTTCCAGTCTTAGGGAACATAGGTCTCGTCAATCCTTACACTTTTGCCTATTCGAACTTGGGGCCAGTCTCGTCCAACTTGGCCGGGGCTGTTCTTTTGCCCAATGGAAACGTATTTTTCGGGGGATCCGGAGCGAATTCGGCCGTTTACAATACGTCTTGCGTGGCTAGCCCACTCGGAGGGAACTTCACGAACGTCTTTACGGGTACGTCAAACATACAGTCGGTCGTTTTGGCACCGAACGGTAACGTCATAGGTCTTCCGGCCCAGGGCGGAAACATCGTGTGCGTGAGAGGGTTCACGTCGTCGAACGTCCCGTGTGGTGGGTCGTTCCTTGGAGGGTGCTTGCTTCCAAGCGGTAACTTGGTCTGCGGAGGCAGTTCTTCGAACGTCGGGATGTTTGACACGACGGCTCTTTCGTTTTCGAACCTTTCTGGAAGTGCGGGGCCGGGCGCTACGCTCTTACAGGACGGTCGGGTGATCTTCGGCCCTCTGTCAGGGAATGTGGGCCTGCTGAGCACGATGGTCTCGGTAGATCAGGCGTGGGCCCTGAGCCCATATTTTAATAAGTTTTAAAAGTAAAGGATGGCGAGTTACGGTATCCCCGGAAATGTGATTATTATGGGCAACGTCGGCATCGGGACGGCGAGTCCTCAATATGGACTACTCCATGTTTTAGGCAGCGTATCCCCGAGTGTAACTGGCGGATGGCAGATGGGGCCATCAGGTACATCTTCGTTCTCGACCTCCACACAGAGCGTTTCAGTATACGGTACTAATTTCTTTTCCTCTGGACAGGGGTACATAGCTTCTTCTGATTCACGTATAAAGATTGATGAAAGTGCAGGGGATGTAAATTCTCTAGACAAGTTATCACAAATACTACTTAGGAAATATTCTTATATCGATAAAATTTCAAATGGATCCAGATCAAAGTACGGGTTCTTTGCTCAAGAAATTGAACCAGTTATCCCTGAAGTTGTTGGAACGACTAGTAATTTTATACCATCAGTCTATAGAAAGGCTGATTCAGTTTCATCGAATGTTATAACTATTGACAACCACGGTTTCTGTAACGGTGACAGAGTCAGGCTTCTAAACTCTGCCAATAAAATATTGGAAACTAAAATTTACAATGTTACTAATAATTCGTTTACCCTCGAAGAATCTTATTCAGATGATGAAATTTTTGTAGTTGGAAAAGAGGTTCATGATTTCAAGGTACTTGATTACGATCAGATCTCCTGTTTCGCAGTAGATGGCGTCAAGAAACTTTATTCTCTTATAAAAACTCAACAAACCGCAATTAATTCGCTCGAGGCCCGCATCGCCGCCCTAGAGGCTAAATAACTTCTTTGAGACTAGTAGATGTCAACCACTTTTTACAATAGCCAGAGTCTGGTCGGCGTAGGCTCAGTCGGCATAGGTACGACCAGCCCCGTGGCGGCCCTTCACGTCCAGGGCAGTTACTACTATACAGGCGACTCTGTCAGATCGGCCGCGCACCTCGTTCCCAACCAGACGAACGCCCCGGCCATCCAGAATTGGATAAACTTTAGTACGAGCGTGGCGAACAACCCATCGAGGTCGTGGTGGATGAGCGGCCTGGCCGGAAATTGTCAAAGTTTCGCCATTGGTTCAGGACTCGTTCTCTCGGGCGGAGCCTATTCATCTCATGGAATGGTTATTTTCCCTCCGGGCGACGGAAAGACTATAATGGCTTTTTATCCAGAGACGGAAACGTTCATGTTTCTGTCGAACACAATTCCAGCCGGATCGACCTCTGGTTGTTTCGCAGTTCCAGGAAATCAGATCGTGTGTAATCCAACGTGCGGGGTAGTTTATGCCATTAACCAGACGACCCTTGCTAACACGACTACACAGGGCACGATAGGCGGCGGGCAGTACTCCGGATGCCTGACGGCCAACAACATCATATTCGCGCCCCAAGGGGTTCCTTCAAATGTAGTAAACTATGTCTACGCAAGTTCGGTCGCCTCAAACGTACTGGCTTTGCCGTCGCCCGGGAATTATGGCCGTGACTGGCGCCCATCGGTCACCTCTCCTCTCACATCTAGCTTGTGGAACTCAGTCGCCTGGTCGCCCCAATTGGGACTTTTTGCAGCTGTTGCTTCTGGTGGTACAACCAATAGGGGGGCGTATAGCACCGACGGCAAGAACTGGTACTCATCGGTCACCCCTCCTAGCCTATCTAGCACGTGGACCTCAGTCGCCTGGTCGCCCCAATTGGGACTTTTTGCAGCTGTTGCTGCTGGTGGTTCAAACAATCTGGGGGCGTATAGCACCGACGGCAAGAACTGGTACTCATCGGTCACCTCTCCTCTCACATCTAGCTTGTGGAACTCAGTCGCCTGGTCGCCCCAATTGGGACTTTTTGCAGCTCTTGCTAATGGTGGTACAACCAATAGGGGGGCGTATAGCACCGACGGCAAGAACTGGTACTCATCGGTCACCTCTCCTAGCCTATCTAGCGTGTGGTACTCAGTCGCCTGGTCGCCCCAATTGGGACTTTTTGCAGCTGTTGCTAATACTGGTTCAGGCAATCTGGGGGCGTATAGCACCGACGGCAAGAACTGGTACTCATCGGTCACCCCTCCTAGCATATCTGGCGCGTGGTACTCAGTCGCCTGGTCGCCCCAATTGGGACTTTTTGCAGCTGTTGCTAATACTGGTACAGGCAATCCGGGGGCGTATAGCACCGACGGCAAGAACTGGTACTTATCGGTCACCTCTCCTCTCGCATCTAGCACGTGGAACTCAGTCGCCTGGTCGCCCCAATTGGGACTTTTTGCAGCTGTTGCTTATGGTGGTTCAGCCAATAAGGGGGCGTATAGCACCGACGGCAAGAACTGGTACTCATCGGTCACCCCTCCTGACATAAATAGCACGTGGACCTCAGTCGCCTGGTCGCCCCAATTGGGACTTTTTGCAGCTGTTGCTGCTGGTGGTTCAAACAATCTGGGGGCGTATAGCACCGACGGCCCGGCTCTCCAACAAGGCATTCAGCTCTTGCCCAACGGGAACGTCATCATTCCTTCACCCGGAACAGCCAATGTCATCCAGTTCGATCCGGTCGGTCTATCCTCTTCAAACATCTTCGTCGGGACGGACGGATTCACGGGCCTGACCCTTGCGCCCAATGGAAACGTCATCGGAACTCCCAACAAGTCCAACATTATAGTGATTAAGCCCAGCCTGGGCATCTCCTCGAACGTGACGATTCCCTCGGCCAATACAAACGTTTTCACATTCTCACTCGGAGCGTGTCTTCTCGGGTCCGGGAACGTGTTTTTCACCCCGTCACTCGTCGATAACACAACCAACGTGGGCTCTGCGAACGGTTTTACATTCGATACGGTCAGCCTAAAGTTTTCAAATGTCACCTCCCAGACGAGCCAGGGTTTCGGTTCTGCTATCCTCGTCCCGAGCGGCAAGGTCGTCATGACCCCTGGATACTCCTCGAGCAATGTTGGCATCTACACGGCTCAGACCCCGGTCGATCAGACGTTTTGCGCGAGCCCCTACTTTAATAAATCGTAGTCTACATTAATGCACCTCATCTTTGCAAACTCGGCGAATAGAAATTCAAACCTTTTCCCTTCAGGGAACTCGTACACTCTCTTCCTGTCGAGTCCCGTGAGGAACGTGGAACGCGTAGATCTGGTCAGTGCCCGAGTCCCCAATACTATGTACAATCTGATAAACGGAACGGGTTGTTTCACTGTCGGGTCTACAAATTACAGCATTCCCGCAGGTTTTTACGGAGTCTGGGATCTGGCCAGTCAGATTTCAATAGCGGCCCAGCCCGCCCTGACCTGCTCATACATCCAGTACCGGGGAAAGTTTCAGTTTTCTGGTGGCCCAGTGACTTTCAATTCGGCCGGATTGGCCCAGATGATTGGAGTCCCCGTAGGTGTACCAGTGACCGGAACTTCGAACAACGTCGTCAACATGTCCCTTGGAGAGTACGTCTACCTTGACATAGATGAGCTCAAGACACCTAATCACGTATACGCGGGAGCCTTGACCAGCGTACAGAACGGCCAGCAGACAGTCTCCGGGGCCAACGCCCAGAGGTCGTTTGCTCCAATTCCTCTGGACGTCAACTCCGGAACGATCAAAAATTTTCATGAAAATAAAGATTATAAAGTTTCTGTGTTTTATCCAGAGCCCATAGGTTCTCTGGATCGCCTGACTGTCAAGTGGCTCGACGTCTACGGAAACCCCCTGATATTCAACGGCCTCGAGACGAATTCTTTCCTTCTTCGGTTCCATACGAAGGACCCGAGCAAGGAGGACACTTTTGTTCTGGACGAGTTGCCTCCCCCGGTCCCGTTCGACGGGGGTCCGAACTTGGCGCTCGCCGGTGCTCTTTTACTGGCCGGACTTCTGGTCATACTTTTCGTCAGGCGAGCCCCTACCTCGTAAGAGCGTAGATCTGGCCGGGCTTTTTAATCTCCACGTTCTTGATAGTCATCTTTATGATCATGTAGACCATGACAGACAAGAGGGTCGTCAGGATTGCAGTCACGAGGAAAAACTGGCTGGTCTCCTTAGGAACCCTGATGAGCATGCCCACTACGGCCCGCACGAAATCCAGCCAGCTCAGGGATGCCGTGAGTGCCAGCGAACCGACGATGGCATTGAGGGCAAATGATTCGACTTCGAGGGCTACTGCGCTCGCCATTTACTTACAAGTGAGAAAATATTCCAATGACTGAAAGTGAGGTCGTAACGACGAGAACCTTCTCACGCCAATCCTGGGCACAGTGGCACTTTTGCCGGTGAATACTCCAGAGAGAAGACGCTAGCGAGAAAAATGCAATGAGGCCAAAGACTCCGAGGGCTTTTGTAACTGCGGCCGGGGGATTAACTGAGTAAACCACCAACGGCCACACGAGCGCCAGGACGTACCAATACTTGATGACTTGGCGGCGCCAGTCGTTTGCACACTGGCAGCCTGACTTTTCCAGGTCCATGACCCACGACAGGGCCATTATGTTCAACAAGGTCCCTATGATAGCGACACCCGGCTTAATCATTTTATATTACCTGAGAAAATTACTCGGTGTCATAATCTGACGAATCTTCCTGAATAATCGTCCAATTTTTAAAAAGTTCTTCGTTTTCATCGTCAGAATCGCTCATTTGAAACAGACTGAATTTTGTTTTTTCAAATGGTCGTATCAGCGTGTAGAACGTGCCAGGGTCAAAGGGTTCTAGTTCCATTACTCTGACCGGGATCTTTTTGGACCGTACCTCGGACGCACTAATTGAGGTACGTGATGTACCCGTCGTCTCCATTGTTGTCGTACAAGTTTACGAGAGTCTCGAACCCGTCCACCTTTAGAAACGTATAGTACCTGGCCCATATTGTCACGGTCCGGGCCTGCTGACTCGGCTGTAAAAAAAGATCAAAGTATTGATTTTTTATTCTTCCCATGTTGACAGATCCGGTCGGTTTCGGGTTTTCGGGGTCGAGCGAAAACGAGTACATGTAGAACGGGGCGACTGGCACTCGGGTGTGATAGTCCATGAACTGGGTCGTCCCCAGATACAGACTCGTGGCCCAGATAGGGTTCACTTTCTGGACGCCCTCGAAATACATACCCAGCGAGTTGAGTTGATTTATGTTTGAATATGCATAGGCCCACGGGAACGTGCTAGAACTGGACGCATAGTTGTACCAGTAATCGAAATTGTCGGACGCTGTATTTTTGATAGTAAAGAATAATTCTTTCACGGGATGAAGAAATTGGGTCACGCATCGGACGTTCGAATGTCCGGCCGAAACGTCAAACTGGGCCCTCTGCACGCTCTCTCCGAGGTACAGTACGGGCCCCCTTTTTTTCATCCAGTTTCGTTCTGGTTCTCCGAGAATTACGAATTCTACCAAGAATTTGAAGTCCATCGAAGGAATGGCAGCGATGGGCGGGACCGTGAAGACGGTGCTCTGATTGAGAGAAATTCTGAAAGTCATATTCTTCACGAGAGGGAGACCGTTCTTCAGGCACTGAAATCCGAGCGGGACCGTGTACCTGGAACTTGGTGTGTACTGTGCGTTCGGAGTCCCGGACCCTACTAGACTCGTCAGAGAAGTCTGTTTGCTCGTCGGGACCTGACACGCGTTCAGTATTCCTATGTACTCTCCCCACAGTCTCTCTACGAGCTGCGAACCTGAATAAAGTTCTACAAAATTTATCATCTGCAGGCCTGCGTATGATTTGAAGTTTGACGACGGAGCGGAAGGGAAATCGAACCGGGCATACATGGCCGTCATGAGATCCCCATTGAGTGGTATGTCCACATCCGATTCTTCTCCGAAGGTGGGCGGAGACTCAAATATTACCTCCGTGACACGGCTCGCGAACGGTGACCTGGCTTTGTACTGTTCCTTGAAAAAAGTGATTTCGGGATCTCCGGACAAGATGATATCTTCTTGACCTAGTTGAGTAAGCAATTGGCGACCGGCCATTCCTATTACTACTGGAACATAATTCCGGCCAGCCCATTCTCTACCCGAAGGACGTTAAAAGAGGCTGCCATGAGTCTCAGGGTCTTTGTAGACAGAGATGGCATAGTCGGCAAAGAAATTTGAAATTTTTTCTGGTAAATTCTGCTCATGTTTACAGATCCGGAAGGTCTGGGGTCCTGGGGGTTCCTGCACAGGGGCACCACGTGCAGAATCCGGTCGGGCTGCCGGGAGTAGCAGTGGAGAGGCGCTACGAACCTCATGAAATGGTACTCCATCGTGCTCTGATCTATCATGTCTTCCCCGTTCAGAGTTATTGTGAGTCCCATGGACGGATCTGTCGCGTACGAGTATGGCCCGGACGAAGAGTCCTGGATCACAAAGTAGAGTTCCCGAACAGGTCCAGAAAAGTCTATGTCGAAATTGAGACTCCCTCCTAGCCCAAAGGTGTCATATTGGATCTGTCTAATTATGTAATCTTGGCGGTGGGACGAAAACCACCTAACCTCTGGGTCTGAAAGGTACGCATAGTCTACTATCATAGAAGTCACGACGGACGACGGAGTCGGCACTATACCCGGACTTGCCAGAAGAACCTGAAAATCGTTGAATGTCACCCAGACCTCTAGATCCTGGAGTCCGAGGGCACACACGGGCAATGATAGTTCTGCATTCGAATAGAAGAAGAACGGTAGATTTATATAGTACGTGCGTCCCGAAAATCCTGGAATTGTGTATACCGGACTCGAGTCCAGTTTTCCGGTCAAAAGAGTCAGTCCCGGCTGATTCTCCTGCGGAACGTATAAATCGTTGTAAATTTCTATGTATTCTCCCGTGAGAGTCTCGACTGACTGTCCTCCGATCCTGAGTTCGGCCGACTGTATGAGGTACGTCCCGACCGAATCAACGTAAGAATAATTTTGTAAAATTATATTCGAAGAAACTCCCAGAAATGTAAAATATGAATTTGATGTTATGTTTGTCGTCGTCTGGCCAAGTATAGATCCGGCCAGGCCTATCTGCATCTGATATACGTTCGACGTGACCGCGTTTAAGACCATGTCGACCGTGTATCCACCCGATATACCCAAAGGAATGTTTTGGGTCTGCACGGGGTACATAGTAGAGCCGCCCGACGCCATTGTCAGGATGGTTATGTTCGACACGTACGCATTGCTCGTTTCCAGGTAGGACGAAATTCTGTAATTTGTTGCGACACTGAACTCTATCCGACCATCGGTGTTCACACGCACGTCGTAAGAGCTCGTTCCGAATTGATTCGCCGAAGACCTAAAATTTAATGACGTCGTGCCGAGCCCCTGGTTATTCAGATTTTTCATCTGAACGAAAAACCCATTCTGGCGCAGGTCGTTTTCTTGATCATTGAAAGTTGAGCTCGTTCCGAAATATTCAACGGCTATCATCGAGTTTGAGACTAGATTCGAAACGCCATTCCACGAATCCAGAGATCTTACAATCAGAGAATAGTTGTTGAGTGTCGGATTCACAACCTGGACCGGAAGACTGAACGTGAGAGTAGGGCTCGCGGCCTGGGTCGTATTCCACTGAGTCACCAGTCTGTTCGTGTCATTTTGCCAGAGTCCGACCGACGTGATGGTGTTAGAGGAAGGTGCGGTCAACTCTCCATAAATGTTGTAGAGTCCCTGAGAAAAAAAAGAAAAATTATTTTGAGAAACACTGAGAATGTTCTGAGTGAATGATTGTCTGGTCCAACCGTTACTAAAGTCGACGTTGCTCTTGTTGACGGCCGTATTTCCAGTCAGTATCCAAAATTCGTTCAGATCCATGAGACTCACCTCGGATGAGGCCGACAGAGTCGCGCTGTTCCCGGGCTCGAATTTCACAAAGTAGTACTGCGAAATGTCAGACACGTAAAACGGTAAAATGACACGAGGGTTGCTTGCCGAAAACTGGACCGCGTAAGAATAAAAGTAATCGTACGAGACCGAAGAAGGCGGGCCGTCGGTCGGCGAGTGGCCGACACCTATTCCGGTTATGTTCCACGGAAGTCCTGCAGGTTCTATGAGAAACGCATACGAACCTTTGTAGTTGAACTTGATAGACCCATTTTTGGTTGCCTGCATGAATATAGAGGACCCTATGGTCTGGCCGAACGTGCTGAAATTTAGAAATCCTGAAGAGACTGCGGCACCCTGGGTAAACAAAAGAGAGTTTGTAGAACTCGTGGTCGCCGAGGTCGCATAAGGTACCCATCCAGACTCTATCAGCGTTAAATTTGACCCGGACGTCCATGTCGTGACAGGCACTCCGCCAATGGTACCTATACTCGAGAAGCCATGAGGGTCCAACCCCCAAAACACTCCGACCGAGTTCACGTCCTTCTGAGCCACACTCACGCTCTTGACGCTCGCATCGAATACAAACTTGTTTTGGGCGGGACTGAACACCACGTGACTCGGTAGCCAGGACGGAGACTGGGTCGTGTTCACTATGTAAAATGTAGTCACTCCTATACTTGAAATGTAGGCCGGCCCTTGTCCGTTTATGTAAAAATACGGCAAGGGTGAAAACGTCTGGGCCGGTGCGGGCCATTTGTACTGGTCGGTAATTGGGTAAAGGGCAGGTAAAGTGACCGAGAGGGTCAGTGACTGAACCATGTCCCCTTTGTAAGGAATTCTGCAAATGCCCTGATTTCCCCAAATTATATTCTGGTCCTGAAATGGTATGTTGAAAGACTGGACACTGAAGGGTGTGTGGCGTCGGTACACGCCGTCAAAGTACGTGACCTGGGGAGATCCTGTAAGGTGAACGTCTTGCATTCCGAGAGCGGCAAGTTGAATCTCGCCGGCACTCATTCTATTAAGATGACTGAAAAAAAGGAGATGCGCTCCTCGGCACTGCCTAATATATAACCTTATTCCAGGATGAATATTCAGTTGCGAAAATTTGATCCGAGGTCGATGGGAGACGACAAAGTGTGTGTATTCATCGGCAAGCGCGGAACGGGGAAAACGAGTCTCGTGACTGACATCCTCTGGCACAAAAAGCACCTTCCGGCCGGGATAGCCATGTCAGGGACCGAAGAAGGGAACGGACACTACAGACAGTTCATCCCTGATCTTTTCGTTTATGGAGACTATAACAAGCCGGCAGTCGAGAAGATTATAGAGCGTCAGAAGAGAAATATAGCAGCCGGGAAAGCCTCCCCGGTTTTCATACTGATGGACGACTGCATGTACGACCGGGCTTTCATGCGAGACCCATGCATTCGGCAGTTGTTCATGAATGGTCGTCACTGGAAGATTTTCTTCATGATGACCACCCAGTACTGCATGGACATGACTCCCATGATTCGGACGAATGTGGATTACGTGTTTGTCCTCCGAGACAACGTTCGTCAGAATCGTGAAAATCTTTACAAAGCTTTTTTCGGTGTTTTTCCTACGTTCGATCAGTTTTGTCAAGTGATGGACGCCTGCACTGAAAACTATGAGTGCCTCGTCCTGGACAACACGTCCAAGAGCAATGATGTTACGAATTGCGTGTTTTATTACAAGGCGACCCTCAGGAAGAATTTTAGGTGTGGTTCATCGGCCCTTTGGGAATATCATAAAAAACACTACAACCCCAAGCACGGTCTGGCTGCTTCCAAGCCGGTCCTTACCAGAAAGGCCGGGTCGGGCACTGTGACAGTGAAGAAAATTTAGCGCGCCCACCTTTTGACCAAAAATTAGAGGACAAGAATAAATGGAACCTTATGATGCAAATGGTTCTACCGATATTTCGTCAGTGATACCTCAGGGGCTGATTGAAAAACCGCCCGAAAAAAACGTTGGAGAATCTCAAATGGCCGAGTTTTCCACATCTCTCGACGAAGTTGTCCCTCCTGGTCCCTCTATGCAACTGCAGAACATGGTAATGGGTCAGGTACCTCCTCCGTCCTCCCAGCAGCACGTTCAGTCAGGAACATCCTCGAAAATTCCGTTCAACCTGACGCCCGAGCAGTACATGGCATGTCTGGCCGGTATCGCCGCAGTCGTCTCGGGATCCAAACAGGTCCAGGAGCGCATAGGGTCGTTTTTTCCAAACGTGGAGGCCGGTTCTATGACGTCCATGCTCGTGACCGCACTTGTCGCCGCTCTGGTATTTTACGCGGCCCAGAAGTTTCTCTAGGGCCTGATGTCCTCTCCGCAATACGGCCCGACGTCTCCAGCAGTGTAAAGTCCGTGATCTGAACAGTACCTTTTAAAATCTTTAAAATTTTTCCAAAAATTATCGGAATGTTCGTATTCTGTGACTGTAGAATGACACAGTTCGTGAATAAGAACATGCATCGCCGTGTTGATCCTCGTCTCGGGCCCCATGCCAGACGCAGAGTCCATGCATATGTAAATCTCGTACCCTTTGTTTACGTTGAAACCTATTGCCCCCTTTGATTTGTCCCAGCCGTTCATCCCTGTCAGCACGACGCATCTCTTTATAGGTTCCCATCGCGGATCCAGATTAGGGTCACTGTGCAATATCCACAAAAGTCTATCGTATCTATCCTTGAGTAGAGTGAGCAAAGGTGGCTGATCATTCGTTAAAAGTATGCTAATCAAAAGTCCTAGACATAAAATGCCAACAACCTTCTTCATCTAATCTTACGCAGACAAAATTTGGTATACAAATCTGATATGAGGCCGTTTGGCCTGGGTAACATTGGTTCCCACATGATTACTTCAAATCCGAGTCGGTCTATAAATTCTGGGCCATCGAGCATTGGTTCCTCGCGCGGCCCGTTCGCATAAAACGGACCATCGGACAAGTTTACCCACAGACGACCCTCCTTGATCTCGAGAGTATTCCCGTGTGTATCTATCCACGGCTGGCCGTTCGTCAGCATCTCGGCCCTGGCCTTTTCGGGAACTATACCGATGAGCAACCCTCCAGGGACGATGACCCTGTTTATAGCCTCCAGGGACTCTTCGAACGAGTCGACTATGTAATGCAGGGAAAAGTTGTAGCAGACGACATCGAACGGGCCGTCTACGTGGCGAACGTCCCCGGTGCCCAAAATTTTTACCAGGCTTCCGCTCTCCCTGGCTCTCAGGCGTGCTTCTCGGATCGACTCTTCGTCTGGATCTATGGCAATGACTTCACGGGCCTGACTCTTTTTCCATTTATGAAGATCGCCGCCTCGTCCACACCCACAGTCCAGAACTCTAGTATCTGGCCCGACAAACTTATAGATCAGGTCTCCTTTGCATCTGTTGTGCAATTGGCGCGTCATTTTACTTAAAAAATAAGCGTACTTTACTTTTAAATGGGTTCTCTCGAGCCAGACTATCTCACGATTCCAGGTCAAGTGTTTGCATGCATTTCTTTCGTTGGTCCAGATCAGCCGCAGAAGAATGAACTGCTCGGCATGAAGATCCGGGGCTGCTTCCCGACCCGCGATGAGGCGTCTCACCATGCGAAGCGCCTTCAGAAGGAGGACGGGCTCGTAGATATCTACGTCGTTGACATGTACAAGTGGCTGTTGATCCCTCCTAACCGGGAACAGATTGACAACGTTCACTATGCCAACGACAAGCTCGAAGAGATCATGACAAAGTATCGGGAGAATCAGGCACAGGCCGCCTCCATGTTCGAGAAGCGCAAGCGCGACATGTCGGTCAAGCCGGTCGATGGTCCGTATCCTTACGCTGACCCATCGGACGAGAATTCTGTCTATTACAATCGCCCGGACGTTCCTCCCATTCCCCATCCGGCGGAAATTCTCGAGAAGCTCAAGGAGGAGTTTCCGACAAAGGACGAGGAAGTCCTGCGGCGCATGGCCGACGCGGAAGTCAGCTTCGAGATCGCAAAGAGGGCCAAAGAAGACGAAGCGCGCCGAGCGATTCCTGCCGAAGAGACTGGAGCTTCTTCGGTCCCGGCAATAAATCTAAAGTAGTAGTATCATGTGGCTCACGATAGTAACACTTTTCATAGTGGCCTGGCTCATATCTTCGTCGTATAGACTTCTCCCTATGCTGAATACTCCCTCGTGGGACAGCCCCTTTGCAAAACCTCCATATTACGACTACGATTTTATGAAAACAGAGACTGACTCGGCCCGTCGCGAAGGAGCATGGGTCGGCTTTCTCCAGGAGGATGTATATAAAAACAGAACAGGACCAATTGGAGATTTCGTGGGAAACGATTCTCCGAGTGATAAGGCTCCCTTGTATTTTATTTCTTGAATGTAATCACTTCCCATGAATCACCATGGGCCTCATCGTCATCAGAATTCCCATGACGATAACGCCAATGGCTATGCCCAGGATCAATTTATTATCAAAAAAATTACTTTTTTCCTCGAACAGGGGTCTTGGGCGTGGCTGGGGTTCCTGTTCGAGCCACTGCGGCGCGTACTCCGCTTGAGTCTGAGTCGGTTCCTGATCCATTGTCATCTTCGTCACTCTCGCTTTTATCTGGAACGACAAACCCATCGAGATCAGATTCGTCTTCCAACTCTGTTTCGGAATATTCAATTTCGGAGCTCACCTCTGACTCGTTCTCGTCATAATCATCTGACTCGTAATCGTCCTCGACCTTTTCGACCGGCTCATATCTAACAGGTGCCTTTATCACACGTCCGTAGCGAGTCACTGTTGCCGACATATATTGTATCAATTGGTTTTGAATCGTTTAAGTAGAGTTTTATAGGTTGATCTGGAATAACTTCGTTCAAGAATTTGGGCCTGAATACAGTCCCGTACGCGACGGCTCTCTGATTCAGGAAGACTTCTCCTTCGTATCCCAGCCTATCTGCTATTTCGTTTATTTCTTCCGTGAAATTTTTATTAGCCATACCTATGTTTCTCACGTGCTCTAATGCCTGGTACAGATTTCCGGGTTTTAAATTAAAATCAAATTCTCTGAGTTCTTTCAGAAATGATTTCCATTCGTCCGGGTCAAGACCCGAATACGGGTGGATCTTTTTTTCGAATTCCCGAAATCGTCCCGAGCCAGGTCTTGGGAAGAAGATCCACAAGACGCCTACTAGGAGGAGGATCCATACGAACAGATTCATTACTAATAGATGGCGGGAGAAAATGCTCACGTCCAGAAAACTCTAGGCATTCTTCATTCATGCATTTTTGGACTATATTCCCACCATTTATGTAAAACCATACGTGGTTAGACTTGTGCTCTCTTTGGACTCGTTCACACCACTTGGAATCCGTTTCAACGTAAAATCCCTTTCCCTCACCCTTCTTCGTTCTTCGGACGGCGCGCACTCTGGCATTCGCTTGACCTTCTAAATTTTTTTGAATAAATTCTTCAAGATTTCCTGAGGCGATGTTTTTAGTCCGACTTCCCGATTCAGTTCCAAAGGACCTTATCGAAAAAAGTTTTAGAGATTCTAGACAAGGTGCCGGGTCGAGAAGACTGCCGTCAGGGACTGATCTCCAAGGAACGTATGAACCAATGACCCCCTTTTTAAGAGACCATAAACAACGAAGGCCGGCCCCTTTGTAGACGCTAGGATCTATAGTGTCGGACCAGTGATCATCCTCCAGGTTTAGAAGAATCTGAGTCCTCAGGGACAGTGCGGTGCTTTTGTCTACGACCAAGTCGGGCCAGTGCATATGAATCCCAGTCTTGACGAGTCCCTTTTCTTCACGGATGGGAGCCCTGGCAACCAGACATTTCCCGCCACGATCTACAGATTCATATATGTTTCTACAAAGATCAAGGACTTCGTCATCCTTTAGACAAGTTTTTGCTTTGTAATCTATATCGACGAAAAACTTGAAACATTCAGTCTTTTGCTCGACGACGTACAGTTTTTTTCCTGTCACCAGATCAGTCAGATAGGCACGGTAGAAACTATCCAAGTCTTTGTCAGGTACGTAAAGTTGGCCGCCGTTCATCAACACGTGCGTGGGCGCTTCGTCACCTTTAATGTTCCATTTAGAAATCTGCATCTCTCTTGGAATGAAAGAGACGAGAATCTCTAACTAACGACCCCAACCGAAAAAATCATCGAATGCGCTTCGTTTTTTGGGAATTTCTTGACATGCATCTTCTACCGGAATGGGGGGCTGTGCCAATTTTTCCTCTTCAACCTCTATAAAATGATAAATTTGTTGCATAGAATATTTTAAAAATTCAGATGGATCCGTAGTCTCATCGCCCCTGAGATTCAAAAGACGGGAAATAAGTTTATCCTTCTTTTGAGTCATTTGTTCTAGACTATTTTTTTTATTTTTAATTAAGGACGTATGAAAAACGGCTGTCGTTCAGGTTTTACAATAAATTTTTGAAACTGGGGATTTCGGAGGACATGAACTCGTATCATGTCCCAGAGATCATCGCGTCCTGATATCCCCTCGAGAGTATCAAACTCGCATGAATCATTTTCGTCATAATTTTTTTTAAAAGGAACTTGCCTGTCATCCATTTTAAATTTTTCTTCATTAAATTTTGTTACAACCCTGCTCTGCTCCGTGTCTGTCATGGGGACGTCGAGTACGTATACGTGATACACGTTGTTTACCCCGTCCGGGTCTTTAAAGGAAAAACTGAAATAGGAATATGTTCCCTTTTTCAGATTTATGATCCCACGAGTCTCCTCTTCGAGTTCTCTTATGGCACATCTTAGTGGATTGAAGACTTCACGTCGCCTACATCCCCCTGTTACAAACGTCCATTCTTTGAATCTCCGGTCGTGGACCAGTAAGAATTTGGCCGGTCCGTCACTACTGCAACTTACCGGAATCGCTATGCTTTTGTGCCTCTCTAGAGGTAGATCGTTGCGTGATGATTGCATCACTTCCTATTACTGGACCCTCAAAATAATTCGCCAAGTTTTGCGACCTTGGTTCATATGTAATCAAAAATAGAATTCCGGCCAAAAGTATCCAGGGCCAAAATTGCATAGTAGTAATACGGGAGAAAAAACTCTAGTTTGAGTACAGCAGAGAACCCATGCCCTTTTGGATCCTGAGTACGTTGTAATTCACTGCGTACAGGTAAGGGAATGATACCGACTGATTAACAAGTCCGGTGAGACCGTTTGTCAGTCCGGTGGGGACTACGAGCCGATAGGTGTCCAGACGAGAAAAGTTCAGAGTACCGGTCGGCTGGAGCTTTGAGGTATCCAAGCAGTACGGAATGACCAGGATGCTCGTCTCCTGGTTGTTGGCCAGGTATCCATAAGGAGTGTGGTAGTACTGGTTAGCGTCCGTCCATGCGGGCAGCGGGCGTGACTCACCGACATCTACGCCGTTGATCTGAATCTTGAGTTGAAAGTTGGAAGCAGACGAAGAGCCCGTCCCCTGGTTATAGATGGACCCGTATGCACGTGTCTGGAAAGCCAGGAACTTTACGGGATGGGCCAGAGCCAGCTCCTGGACGGCGTTGGTCATTATGGGTACTCGCTGGACTTGAGTGATCAAAAGGTCGTGAGAAGACTGTGCGAAAAACTCACGCTCAGACTGATCCAGGTAGACAAAGTTGGCCCAGGCCTGGAACGAGAGACTCGCGTAGGTCACGGTTGAAGCAGGCGCCGAAACGCTGTAATTAGAAGGAATGAATGCCACTATTGTCGTGGTTGGTATCGTAGGGGGTGCGCTGACAGCCGGGGTTCCGAGAGTCAGGGTCATGGTCGTAGATGTATTCGTGACCGTCCCTATAGCCGAGACGTATACTATACCGTTAATGGGGAGACCCTGGACGATGGAACCGACCGTCACCGGTGAGCGAAGGGGGGTGCTCACAGTCAGAGTACCAGTGGTCGATCCGGTAGTGACGCCAGTCAGGCTCACGAACGTTGCCTGGGTAGGGGGGAGCCAGAAATTCACGACTGAAGCTGCCGTATAGTCACCCGTGATTGCTCCGTTAGCGGCGTTGGAAAAGGATATGACTGCGTTGGAGTACTGCTGGCTTGGCGGTAAACTACCGTATGTATTGGCAGACAGCGATTGGACCACACCCAGACCGGTCGTGTTGATAATATTAGAGTAGCTGATCAAGTTACCCACAACCATTCCCGGGAAAATAGGACCGTTCACAGTGTTTGAAGTGAGTATAAGGTTGGCCGTATTTGAATAGAACGTCTGACCATTAGTGACCGCCTGATAAATGGTTGCACTCGAGTACGGACTTGATACAGACATTATGCTCGACTGGGTAGGTCCAACGACCGTACTAGGAGTCGGCGAGACGAGTAGACCCTGAGCGACAGAGTTAAGATTTGTCGACCATGTGATCCGAAGTTCAACATCGTGGTACTGGAGAGCAACGAGTGGAAGGCTGACCGACCAGTCTTTGCAGAAGAAAAACTTGAGTGGATAAAATGAAGCGACTTTATTGGTCGGTGACGTGCTTCCGAGAGTGTCGTTGTTAAGGTAGCGCTGATTGTAGTTTTGGGCTCCGGTGCATGGCTCTACGTCAGTCGAATAATTGTAATCTTGTAGATCTATGACTTGTCCGCCGATCAAAAGTTCCACGCGATCTATAACTTGTGACCAATCGAGATTGTTAACCTGGGCTCCGTTCTGGTCCCTGGCAGTGAAATACATGTAAGACAGGAGGTCTCCCTTCTTCTCGAGCCGAATAGTCGAAATAGATCCGGCCGACGGCTGTCCCATGATAATCTGCCGTTCTATAGTTGCGGCATAGTGAGTATACCTCTTGTAATTTGAACGAAAAAATGAAATTTCTGGCTTCCCGGAAAGCCAAGTGTCCTGAGCGCCGGTGGCGACGAGCTGGACTATACCTCCACTCATTTACTAGGAGACAAAGACTTTTTTCAGACAGTCGCCCATGCGGGAGTGGCAAGTGGATTGTTGATTACCTGGTTCCGGGCAATGTTAAGATTACCTGCGCTCGCCATCGGATTCTGTGAACACTTGGAATTATTGAGTTTCCAATTCTCGGCCGGTTTATAAGGACCTGCGCCACCTGCGGCGTGCATATCCATTGGGCCCGGGCGTACGGGAATGGACTCGGCCCTTAGTCTGGTCGCTGCACCTATAGCTCCCTGGGGGTTTGCAGTCACGTTCATGCGCTGTCCATTTCCGGCCCTGTCCGGATTTACACGATTTCCGGTACTACGGGGAAGGCTGGCGTCGGTGAGATTCTTATTGTAGGCCTGGTACACCGGAGCATACTGGCCTGGTCCCATTTCGAGACCGTCGCCCATCCGCCATCCAGTCTCCTGACGAATAGTCGTACGACGAGTCTTGATCTGATCAGGCCGGCCTTCTGGTGCTCGAATCACGCCCTGGCCCTGACCACTGTTCTGGGCCGATGGACGATTCCATGTCTTTGTCGTCTTGGCCTGATGAGTCATCTGACCGTTTATGAGCCCGTCTCCGGCAAACTGAACACCTCCGCTCTTCACGAAATAGTTGGCAGGTCCCTCGCCTCCTGGGAGTGTCACGAGCTTCTCTTCATTCACGTTGTTGGGAAGAACTCGGAAAAACTGCTGGAACCCTCCTATGGCCGGAACATTTGGATCGGCTCCGATACCCGGACCGACGTTCATACGTTCTACAGGTGCCAAGTTGTTCATTTTGTTCGTAACATTCTCACGATTGTACAGATCATAAACTGGCTGACCGTGAGGGTACCTGTTTGCCATGGGAGACCAGTCCTGTAGGGAAGGAATGGCCTCTTTGGGTGGTAGATAGTCGTCCCCTATCCTACGACCGAATGATGGATTTATAGGCCGAAGGCCGAAAGCGTCCGCCTGCATTCCCGGGGCGGTACCTGCCAGATCAGTATCTTGGCGAGTAACCTGATGGGGGGTGTTCATTATGGGTACAGTGGTTACAGGTTTGGAAGATTTACTCAATCTCTGACCGGCAAACACAAGACCGACGATCGCGGCCAGCGCCAGAGGGTCCATATTACTTTTACTTTATATTTTAACCTACATATTTCACCTTCCCTGGGCCTGACATGGTCACCCACGGCGTAGGCCGGAGCGTCAGATACGGAACGACGGATGGCTGGCGCTGGTTGAACCGACTGTTCTGATCGTTGCTGTAAGTGCTGATTGGATCAAACAGACGAGTAGGGAAAGGATCTGAACCTATATAAAGATTTGGGAAATCGTAAGGTGCCTCGGCCCATTGTCCTTTCCACGTACTAGTGGTCTGAGAGCGGAGGCGGTCATCCACGCGAACTATGTCGTCGAGGACAACATTCGCGGGACCTTGCCAAATTCGGGGCTGGAGAGTGAGATGGTCAGTTTGCAGTGTCCGACCCATTGATATCCGCATAGGTTTTAATTTGCCCTTCCGTTACCGCCGCGCATTTGCGTCTGTTCTGGCATGTGAAAACGATCGCTGTCTATATCGGCCGACCCAGACCCATCTTTTGCAAAAGGTGCAAACTTTGCACCGAACGCACCTTCGGCAAATGCGTTCTGGTCGTTAGGAATTGTCGTACTCGCTGGAGTGTAAAAATTACGCTGAGCTTCTCGCTTCTTTTCGAAAGGGTGAATAAAATCCCAAATCTTTTCAGATTCAGCCTGAACACTCGCGGACCAGGCAGCTGGGGGACGATCCGGATTGTCGACGTAATCAGTCATGAGAACGTTTCCCATCGGGTTGTTAATAGTCGGCATTGTGACTGCGTCACGACCCCAATAAGGAGCCCGGCCGTCACTCTGGGGAGGACGAACTTGGCCGTCGGGAATCTGATTATTCGTATAAAGAAAGTAGAGAACTGCGAGGACTAGGATACCTAGGGCCAAAATTCGCGAGTCTCGTTTTATGATGTACAGTACGGTCATTCCGTAAACTATGAACCTGGTCGTCGCTGAGACGCGATCTTTGGCCGACTGGGAAGATGTTGGCCAAAATTCAAGAAGTTTATCTTTTCTAAATATTTCTTGAGGATCCATTTACTACTACTTACTTCTTAGTTTTTTTCTGACGAGAGCCCTTCGTGATGCGTTGCTGGGTCGGCTGCGATCCCATCATTCCGGACAGAAGCCCGCTGATCATTGAAGGATCAAAGGCCCCACTCTCTGCACACTTTCTGGCGGCCGCCTCGATCGCACTAAGGGTTTCGGGCGGGAACATAGATAGGGTCATTCCGATCATGTACATGCCATTGAGATGATTCCAGATAGCCTGCTTGGTCTGTTCAGACGCACCTTCCCACACGGGCCCAAATGTGAGATTCGATATAAAGGCTGGGTCCCTCGTCGTGAGACCCTTTACATCGAGACCCATGAAATGATCGAGTGGCCCTCGGACGGAAGCCTGCCGAGCAGTCTCAAATTCAGTCTTGAAGGTCTTGACAGAATCGTCGTCCGGAAAAGCACTCTCGAGATCTCGGATAAAGTCAGAGTATAACTCATTGAAAGCGTCAAGGGAACTCATTTAGAGAAAAAGTTTTTATTTTTTTAAGTGTTAAAACGGATCCAAACTCACAGACTCTCTGTGGCCCGAACCTTGTGCGACTATAAAGTATACTAAGATCGCCACTAGAAAAGCAGGTTTGGCGTATTCTGAATTTGGCGCGTCCGACTTTCCATTCATTTTATTCTTTAGCATGATGTAAGCGACCGCAGCACCGGCTGCAAATATTGCCGCAGAGAGCGGTTGACGAAGGTACTGGTCCATGGCAGTATATGATTACGATCCATCTTTTTTGCCAACCTCTGGCGCGTCTGGAAAGAGTTCCTCCTTGTGGACCGGCGTGACGTTGATAGTTCTGGACCCCCCTGGAGTTTCATCAGGGACTGGTAATTCAGAAGCGTCTACAGGGGTAGCTCCCTCCGGTCCTCCCTGAGCCTCTGCTGCATCTAGAGCCTCGCCGACGTCGGTCGGCTGTTCTTGGACGGCGTCCTCTATCAGGTCTTCGCCGGGTTCTTCGGGCGCATCGTCTTCTCCGCCCATGTTGAAATCGTCCACATCTTTGGGAAAGTAACTGTTCATGATGTCTTCAAGGGGCACCAGATTCTCGATCGTTTCGCGTATGCACTTTGTAAAACGCCGCGTGAGCTCTTCTCGGCGCTCGACCGGAGACTTTTCGTCTGTTATCACGTGCGGATCCTCGTACAGATCTCGGGCACACTCTATAAACGAAGTGTGGACGAACACATCGTTACTCGGAAGCTTGAGATTAATTTTTTTAGAAGATTTATCAATCCTGATTGAACTGAGAATTTTCACGTGAATGACAAAGACTGCTGCTATGAGCCTCGGGAAAAGGGGGCATTGCTTCAGTATGTTGGACACGTGCTCCTTTACTTTTACGTTCGACCAATCGGTTTTTATTCTTCTGAGGGCCTGACGATAATTTTCTAAAAATTTTCTATCCTTTGTCTCCTTTTTGGTATCTTCCCACATAGTCACGAACGTCTCGATGATTTCCGGGAGCATTGCGTCCACGAGTTTCCTCGAGTAGCGTCTCTCTGCATCATTGAGAACTTCCATATAGTACTGGAATACAATATTACTTTCCCCGTAGTTTCGCAGCAGTCTTTTGCATGTTAGCCAGGCCCGAAAAGAGATCCTCGCCTGGCTCTGAATAGGAAATAATTTGTTTATTTTTTTTAGGTTTTTCCCAGGTGACTATAAACTGACCTTCTTCTCCTCCCTGACTGACTTTATAACCCAGAAGAACGAGCTGCCTGCGAATGTACCACAGGGCCTCGTCATAAGGAAACAGTGGAAATCCCATGACCAAGGGAGGAACCTGCAGGACTGCATATTTCTCTCGCCGTTCTACGGCCGCTTTTACTTTTTTAGAAAATTGTTCTAAAATATTTTTATAAGTTTCTTTTCTTATGTTGTTTCTGGATCTCTCTCGCTCGCCAATCTCTTGGGCCGATATCATTACTATCGGTTTCTCTAATAATTTTCAGGAAAGAACGGAGGTTGTTCCAGGAAGTTCGCGAGACTGCTGGAGAGCCTGGCGCAGCTGAAGACTCAGGGAGTCGGTGATGCTCGAGTAGGACTTGTACCTGTCAGGCTGAAATCGCTCGAACGGCCCGGCGTGAGATGGAGAACTCGTGGCTGTCTTTTTCAGGATGTTTACGAGACCGTCCGGGCCGACTGACGCAGTGACGTCGTACTGCTCGCCGAAAAAGCCGCGAGTGTCCAAAAACATAATCCGGGCATTGTATTCTGTACCTCCCTGGGCAGTAGTCATAGGATTTATAAACACTGTGTTGACGGGCTGAAGCCGGGGGGCGCCAGCCTGTATCTTTTCTATTATGGCCTGTATAATGTTCCTCTGGACAGATGGGGGCCCTGAGGCAGGATCTGCATATTTTACGGATGAAGAGTTCCATAAGAAAAAGGCTGTCACGAGTGCGACCGTTCCTAGAATTATGACATCAGGCTTCATGTGTTATTAGTTTCTTTTAAAAAAATTATAAAAGATTAATGGCACTTTTAGTGTTTAGTGACAAATGCCAATATTCTTTTGAAATTATAAATTTTATAAAATCTAATCCTACTCTCGGACCGATGATAAGATATCACAATGTGACAGTGCACGGCCGTCCGGCGAATCCGAACGTGAAGAGAGTCCCGACGCTCGTGACATCGGACGGCAACATACTCGTCGGAGCCGAAGTCAGGAACTGGCTAGAGTCTATGCTTCCGATAGAAATAGAAAATTGGTCAGGAACTGGGATACTCACGGCTTCGCTAGATGGTTCCGACGGGGGGCCAGAACTCTTTTCGCTGGAATCGTATGGAATGTCCATGCAACCTCATATAACTCCAGAACTCAAAGCAAAGTTCAGTAAAGACGTGAAGGAGGCGTACGCACAGGGAACTTAAAAGAGAGAATGCTTGTTCGACAAGATGTATCTGAGGACAATTCAGGCGAATGCCATAAAAGGCATTTTCGAAGTCCTCAAGGATATTATAAACGATGTGAATGTGTACTTTACTGCAGAGGGCCTGAAGATTCTGACCCTCGACACGGCCCGTGTCACTCTTGTTCACATGAATTTGGCGGCCGAAAACTTTAAAGAGTATTCGTGCCCGAGTGACATGG